CCAGAAGCGGTCTTGGTCTAGGCACAGCACGGGTAGGTGTTTCCTTGTTGGGCAGCATATTTGACCCGGTGAATGTTGGGCTTGCCTTTACCGCCCCTGCTGTTGTTGGCCTAAACGCAGCGACCAGAGCCGCAGCCGTAGCCGCCACAGCTGGTATAGCGCAAAGGTTTGGCCCTACAACGGCGCGAGTAGTTGCGGGTGCATCCGAGGCAGGCTTGGCAACACTGGCCTTTGAATCTGTTGCGTTACCGGCATCGGGCATACTGGACGAAGATTACACGCTGTTTGATTCCTTTGTGAACCTTACTGCCGGAGCCATTCTCGGCGGTGCGGTTACTGGCGTGGGCGGTAAGTTTTCAGAGGTGTTTCGCCGCGCAGAGCCGGAGACTGTTGTGCAAGCACTGCGGGCCTCTGTTGCAGACTTGGCAGATGGCAGGTCAGTAACCAGCGCAGAACCAATCATAAACGCAGACCCCAAGATTGGGCCAAAAATCAAAGCTAGGGATGAAGTCATAGACCAGCGTTTTCGGTCTGGCGTTTCTGAAATAGGTGAAGTTGCGCCATTGGTAAGGCCGCAGAAAGTGAAGGCAAACCAATACCCGCCTATTATTCGCCGCGCCTTTCAGAAGAAGCCGAAGACCATCACGCAGTTTGTTAAAGACAACGGGCGCATTGACCCTAATTCAGAGATGTCTGCGGACTTGAAACAAAGACTGGACAGAGGTTCATTTGGCGTAACAAAGAGAGGCGGTGTGCCGCTTGAGGACATGGCCCTGCGGGCGCAGGAGGCTGGCTTCTTTGTTGGCCGGACAGACACTTATGGCGACCGCGTAACATCACAGCAGCTTATTGACTTGTTGGAAGCTGACCAAGGCGGTGGGCTGGTGTTTAGCAGCATTGACCAAGATGCCCAAGATTACCTTGCGGCAGTAAAGCTGGCAGACGAGGTAAATGAACTTGGCATCAATCCAAAGGGCATGACAGACGAAGAATTGCTGCAAGAGATTGAGGTCAGGCAAAACGCCCTGACAGACCAAGAAAGGCTGGAGATTGAACGCTCCCAGGGGCCGGGGATTACGCGGCAGGAGTTTGATGACGAGGTAGCCCGTGTCCAGCAGGCATATACTGAGCAGGGTGACTTGGAGGAGTTTACTCACCCGCAAGAAGAAATAGACATGATGGCCAAGGAATACTTGCGCAAGACAGAGACAGACGATGCGCGTATTGGGGCCATAGATGCAGAGATTAATCAGCTGGAGGCCGAGGTTGCCGCACTAGCCAATAACAATGTCATTGATGATGAAACACTGCGCGAACTTGCTGAGTGGGATGCTGTTGTTGAAAGGTCTGACAACATGAAAGAAATAGCTGAAGCAGGCGCATATTGTGTAATGAGGTCAAGAAATGTCTGAATGTGTTGACTTGGTAATTAGCCTGGCCAAACAGCGCGGGCGAGAGATTCCAGACGAAGAACTTGAGCTGTTAATTAAGAACTTTGAGGCCGAGAAAAAACGGCGTTCCATCAAGTCAGTCGATGACTTGTTGCTTGTTTTTGACATGGCGGACAAAAACACAACAGAAATGCGCTTGGCAGCAAGACAGGCAAAGCGCGAAGCATTAATTAAGGCTGTTCGCCGCAACAACATCAATGCGCGCTTAGATGCTTACGATGGCAGTGATTATAATGGTTATTATACTCAACTGCTTGGCGAGTCAAAAATGAAGGCTGGCTCCCGTGACAGCGCAGAAAGCAGGAGCAAGGGAACCGAAGACCTGCTTTTCAACACACTGCTTAGAGCTTTGAACCAAAAGGGCGGCCATTTGCAGAAGGTTTTGACTGACGGCAAGATTGACGCAGAAATATACGCCTATGCCTACGACAGAAACGCCAAGGTGAGCCAAGAGGCCAAAGACATACATGATGTTATTTACAACCATAGCAATGGCACAAGGGAGAGGGTAAATCGTGCAGGCGCATTTATTGGAGAAAGAGAAGACCACCTTGGGTTTTCTCAGTCTGCCCTGCATGGTTCAGACCAAATAAGAAAAGCTGGCCCGGTAACATACAAGGCGGATTTGCGGCGGTTGCTGCATGAAGACACCTTCAAGAATTTTACCAGCGAAACAGAAATCAACAAATACATTGATGACCTGTATAAAAGGTTTGTGACTGGCAAGCACTACCTTGTTGATGACGGGGCGCAGGATTTGGTTGGCAGGCCAAAGTCCATTAACTTGGCTAAGAAGTTGAGCCAAGCAAGGTCTCTGCACTTTAAGGACGGGGCTTCTGCATTTGAGTATGCCACAAAATATTCTGAAGGCACCATTTGGGACAAGCTGGCCAGCCGAATACAGCAAGATGCCCGCAAAATAACAATGCTTGAAATGTATGGCCCCAATCCGAAGGCCATGCACGAGGCAATCAAACTGGACATTGAGAAGCGTCTGTTTGACAAAGGCGAAGTCTTAACCGACATGAACAAAAAGGCGTTGGACGCGGCCTTTGCAAAAATGAACGGGGAGCTAGACATACCGGGCAATGTCAGTTTGGCAAAAGTCAGCTTCAATATTAGGTCTCTTGAAAATATGTCCAAGCTGGGCGGGGCTGTTCTTTCCGCGTTTTCGGATGTGGTATTTAAGGGTGCCACACTTAACCGCCGCACAGACATTGGGTTTATGGGTTCGTATGGGCGGGCCTTTGAGGGGCTAATTAGCCGTGTTCCCAAAGCCGACCGAGAGCATGTTAGGTCAATGGCCGCAGTTTACCATGAGGCAGTTATTGGCTCTATGCACCTGCGGGCTGGTGCGCTTGATTCAATGCCTGGTCGCGTTTCAAGACTGCAAGAAACATTTTTTAAGTGGAGTCTTTTGCAGGGCTGGACAAACAAACACAAAGATGGCGTGGTAGAAGCTGTTGCGCATGACCTAGCGCGCTACAGAAATACTGCATTTGCAGAGCTTCCCGAAAAAACGCGCCGCAACTTAGAGCTTCACAACATTACAGCTGATGAATGGTCTGTTGTTAGCAAAATGGAGACACAAGTTCCAGAAACAGGCAATCATTATGTGCTTGCCCCGCAGGTATACGACCTTGCAGATGATGTCATTGACCCGGTTATTGCAAGACAGCGCGGGACTACAGACATTACAGACAGCATGCGGATGCAGTTTAAGGACGAGTTTGCCACCAAAATACAGGGGCTTCTTTCTGACATAGCTGACGAAGGCGTGATTACGCCCGGCCCCAGAGAGCAGGTGGCAATGACTTTTGGCACACAGAAAGGCACATACCTTGGTGAGTTTTTGCGCTATGTTGGCCAGTTTAAGTCCTTCCCCGTCACGGTAATTACCAAGCAAATGCTTCCAACCTATTATGGTGCAGGAGGTGGGCTGAAGGGGTTTGCCGCCCTAGCCCCGCTGATTGTTGCCACAACCATTTTTGGCTACTTGACTGGCGTAGCAAAAGACGCGCTAAAAGGCAGAAAGCCCAAAGACCCAAAGGCTTTGAAGACTTGGAAAGAGGCTTTGATTCGGGGCGGCGGCCTTGGCATTTACGGCGACTTCCTGTTCCAAGAATACAGCAAGTATGGGCGCAGCTTTCAAGAGACAGCCTTGGGCCCGGCTGTTGGCACCTTCTCTGACGCGCTTGCCTTGGCGTATAAATCAGCCACTCTTGACGCAGATGCAGGCGATTACTTCCGCTTCATTAAGGGCATCACCCCATACTCAAATCTGTTCTACACAGAAATGGCTATGAATTACTTGCTGTTCTACAATTTTATGGAAGCAGCAGACCCAGGTTACTTGAGCAGAATGGAACGCGCCCGGCGGCGTGACTTTAACCAAGAATACTGGCTGCCACCGACATCGGTGGCTAGGTGATGCTGGGCTTTTTATGATGCCCGGAATCGTGTATAAAGAAAAGGCAAGGAGCCTTAGATGACTGTTAGTTCAACGACCACAAAAAATAGCTACTCCGGCGATGGTTCTACCCACGAGTTCACTTATGGGTTTAAGATTACTGCGTCTAGCGAACTGAAAGTCATCATCCGCACCGACAGCACTGGTGTGGAGGCCGAGGAGTCCACCAACAATTATGTGATTACCGGGATTGACAGCGACTCTGGCGGCACTGTGCTGTTCAAGTATGACACTGGCAATCCAGCAGACCCTAATTACAGCACGACAGATTACCGGCCACAGACGGGCGAGACCGTTCTGCTGAAGCGTGACCTGCCCCTAACGCAGACTACAGACTATACGCCGAACGACCCGTTCCCGGCAGAGGCCCACGAGGACGCTCTGGACAGGCTGACATTTATTGCCCAGCAGATTAACGAGCGTGTTGACCGGTCTATTGTGTTCCCGGAATCTGACTCAAGCAGCACAACCATTCCAAACTCTGTTGACCGCGCAAACAAATACTTGGCCTTTGGCCCTGGCGGTGATGTGTCTGTTACTGCCGGAACAAGTAGCGACATTGTTGCTTCTGCATACGCGCAGACCTTGTTGGATGATGTTGATGCCGCAGCTGCCCGGACTACGCTGGAACTGGCGGCATTGGCAACAAAGGCAACAGTAGCTACAGCAGACATTGACGATGATGCCGTTACCAATGCAAAGCTGGCAGACAATGCTGTAAATACCGCACAAATTGCTGACGATGCGGTTACTGCTGCAAAAGTGGCTGACGCATTACAGACTTTGCTAACACCGACCGGCTCACTGGTTCCGTATGCGGGCACTAGCGCACCTACTGGCTGGCTGTTCTGTTACGGCCAAGCTGTTAGCCGGGCCACCTATGCCTCACTATTTACGGCCCTTGGCACGACCTACGGTTCTGGCGATGGCAGCACAACCTTTAATCTGCCGGACTTGCGGGGCCGGGTAATTGCTGGCAAGGACGACATGGGCGGAGCCAGCGCAAACAGGCTGACAGACCAGTCTGGCGGCCTTAATGGCGACACGCTGGGTGACAGCGGCGGCTCTGAAACGCATACGCTGACTACGGCGCAGATGCCAACGCATACGCACACAGTTAATAGCGTGACTGTTTATGGTGGGTCTGGCATTGGAACAACGGGAAGCGAAAGTTTTGGAGGTTTAGCTTACACATCTGGAACCAACTTTGACAGCGTGACTGTTACTGCAACAACGGGGACAACGGGCACTGGCGCACAATCCCACACCGCCAGCCTTGCAAACACCGGTTCCGGCTCCGCGCATAACATTGTGCAGCCAACATTCATTTTGAATTACATCATCAAGACTTAGGAATAGGACATGACTGTTTCATCAACAATAACAGCAGTTTCCGCAGCGGGTGATGGAAGCACCACGGACTTTACCTTTACCTTTGAGATTCTTGCCGCAAGCGACCTCAGAGTAATCGTAGTCACAGACAGCACTGGTGCTGAATCAGAGAAGACGCTGACCACGGACTATACTGTTGCTGGCGTTGGCCAGGTCAATGGCGGCACGGTGACATTTGTTACTGCCCCGGCTTCTGGCGAGACTGTGCATATTAAGCGCGGCAAGATGGCTCTGACACAGCCGACAAACTACACTCCTAATGACCCATTCCCTGCCGAAACGCATGAGAACGCGCTTGACCGCATGGCCCTGCAAGTCCAGCAGCTAGACGAAAAGCTGGGCCGGGCCATTGTTCGGGCAGAAACAGACGCAACATCCCCGCAGCTTCCGGTGAACGCAAGCCTTAAAGGAAAGCTGCTTGGTTTCAATGAGACAACTGGTGCGCCAGAGCCGGGCAGCATTTCTGTTGGCTCTGTTTCTTCTGTGCCTGCTGGCTCTCCCGCGACTGTCACAAACGCTGGCACTGGCTCTGTTGCCATATTCAACTTTGAGATTCCCGCTGGTGCTACTGGCCCAACAGGGGCTACGGGTGCTACTGGTGCGGAAGGCCCGACAGGCCCGACAGGTGCTACAGGTGCGACCGGCCCGGATGGGCCGACAGGCCCAACTGGCCCCACAGGGCCGACTGGTTTGACCGGCCCCACAGGTGCGCCGGGGCCAACTGGCCCAACTGGTAGCACTGGCCCGGCAGGGCCTACAGGGCCTACAGGTTCAGCTGGGCCTCCGGGGCCAACAGGCCCTACGGGTGACACTGGCCCTACAGGGCCTACTGGAGCAACAGGACCTACGGGCCCTACTGGCCCAACTGGCGCGGACAGCACTGTTCCTGGCCCAACAGGTCCAACAGGTCCAACCGGGCCTACAGGGCCAACGGGGCCGACTGGCCCGGCGGGCGGAACAGACATTGTTCTGGACACCACCCCGCAGCTAGGCGGCAATCTTGATGTAAATGGGAATAGTATTGTTAGCACCTCCAACGGCAACATAAACATCACTCCAAACGGCACAGGCAATGTTAGCTTGGGCAACTTTACTTTTGATGCAGACCAGGCCGTTGGTTCAGGACAAGACAATTACTTGCTGACCTATGACCACGCATCCACATCAATTAGCTTAGAGGCAGCACCGGCAGGCGGGGCTGGTTATTTTCAAGGCGAGAATGGTGCAACTGGCGACACAACAAACGGCAAGGGCGACATATTCAGAACGCATCAATCACAGCTAGACACGAATGTAACGATTGCATCCGGCGAGAACAGCCTCTGCGCTGGCCCATTAACCATAGCGACAGGAGTTACCTTGACCGTCAATGGTAATCTGGTAATAGCATGAGCGAAGTAAGAGCAGACACAATCACTGCCAGCAATGGCACTGGCCCGGTAACGCTGACGAAGCAGAGTGCGGCGAAGGCTTGGACTAAATATGACCAAGCAACAACAACTGCAATAGATGTAAGTTTTGGTGTTAGCGGAATTACAGACCACGGGTCAGGAGACGCAACCACAGCATTTACAAATTCTTTCTCCAGCGCAGATTTTGCACACAGCGGTTTTGCCAAAGAGAACGGGCTAATTAACTGGAAATCATCTGCTGCCGGAAGCATCAGATGTGTGACAATTACAACATCAGCAGTGAACGCAGACTACGATGAAGTTGCCATAATTTTGTTTGGAGACCTAGCATGAGCGAGATTAAAGCAGATGCTCTGACGGGCAAGACTACTGCGGGCAATGTTACTGTTACCAGCGAGGGCGGTGCAGCGACTATGCAGTTGCAGCAGGGGTTGGGAAAGGCTTGGCTCAATCACAATAATGCACACACAATTTTGGACAGCCTGAACATTGCCAGTATTACAGATGGCGGAACCGGAATTACAAACGCGGTCACCTTTACCAATGCGATGAATAATGATGACTACGCAATTTCAGGTTTCGCTGGCAACACAACAAATGACGATGGGTTTTTCTACGGCACCGGAATAGCTACAACCAACTTCTCTGCCAGAATCAGAACGCACAATGGCAATCTAAATGACGCAAGCATTTCTTGCTTAATGGCACACGGAGACCTAGCATAATGGCCGGAACAATCGCAGCGGACACTCTGACCCACAGCACCGCAGGGTCAATCACCACGAACTATGTCGTTGAGGGCAGTGCAAAGGCTTGGGTGAACTTTGATGGCACCGGAACTGTTGCAGCAAGAGACAGCTTGAACTTTAGCGGTCTTACTGACAACGGAGCAGGCGATTATACAGTAACAATAAGTAATGCTATGGGAAATACGGATTATTCTTGTGGCGGTTCTTCACAGCAAAATGTCGCAGGAACTAGGGGCGACTTTGTGGTTGGTCTGCACAGCACAGCACAAACAACCACGACAAGGCGTTTGTCAACAGTGGATTCCGGTGGAACTGCCACGGATGCTCTTGTTGTTAATCTGCAAATATTTGGAGACCTTGCCTAATGCAGACACCAGACTTCAAAGGCACTCACCTGTTTGACCGTCTGTGCTGGGCAAAGGAAAACTTGGAGCCTGTGCAGTCCGATTACCGCGTGGTGTATGAGGACAGCATTGACGAGTGCGCCAAGATTCTCGTTCCTGACCCGAACTGGCTAGCTTGCGCCATCCACGGCTCAATCCTCCCTCCGGTGTGGGTGTATTGGGAACTGGCGAAGGATGAGGCCCAGCCGGGCTTTACCAAGCATACTCGCGGTCATTTGCTGCATGAGACAGAGCCTATGCCAGCAATGACAGAGGAAGAAGCTATTGAATACCTGATTCAGAAGGATGTGCCGCAGGCTGTCTGGCAGAATTGGGATGAGGGCAACCGCCCGAAGATGGTAATATGCCGCAAGCAGCAGTTACCGCAAACAAGAGAGTGGCGCAACGCTTGGCGCATTTCTGATGAACTAGCAGCGTAGGAGATTATAATGGCTGTTACAACTTACATTGT